CCGCCGACATTCTAACATTTCTAATATTAACTAAAACTTGCCACACATTCTTCATCGCATCATGAGTGGTTATTGCGTAGTTCGGGACAACCTTGAACTGAAACCTTTTCTTTGCAGCAGCGGTGTAGTAAGATGCCAGAGTGGCCTCATCCGCTCTTTCCATTCTTTTGTCTACCAAACAAACACTGACACCGCCTCTACAATTGTCGGGCAAATTCCACTCACCTGTGACCACCAGGCCAGCGAGACAAACATATCCATTTTCGATGAGCTTCACACCTTTGAGTAGGTTAACTTCGGATAACGACTCATTTTCATGTACCATTATCTTATCAACCTTGGAACACATAACACTTTTGACTGGTGTGAACATTGACGGCAACAATTTCTCCATTTTCGTCAAGTCAATAAACTCACCGACATTCACCTTCCCTTTAACAACTAGAGCCATCTAGGAATAAACTTCTAAAAAGAACCTTATCTGACAGATACTTTACCAAACTTTTATAAACAAACGAACCCGCCGGGGCGGTTTTATGAACCTCCCAGATCGCGTCGTCCAATTGCGTGTAGTACGCACAATTGTTCAACGAAACAGCAACATCACAAAGAGACCTTCTGAACTCCTCCAAGTGTTCCCAATCCTTGATGTGTTTAGCACCGAGTTTCGAGATCAGCTTCAGGGGATCGTAATACACAATGCATCCTCTATCGTGATGTATTACATACCTTCCGCAAAAGTATCCATACTGTTTTTTAAACAGTTTTGCCTCAAAGTTCCACATAAGATTCGCGGAATGTTGTACATCCGGAAACTCACAACCCTTTGGGAAGTACAGCAAACTATCGTCACCGCAAAAGGCTCCCTTGATTATTTTTTCCATCGGAAGCATCGAGGCCAAACATGCAGCAATGATCACAGTGTTTCCAATGAACGTCGTGACATCCCCACTCTTTCTTTGATACCAAATGCATGTCTTAATACCTGCGGTATAATCCTTGAGGGTGGTTTTCCTATGCCCTTGCTTCCAAACTTCTCCGAGGAAATCTTCAAAACCCAATCTTCGCCAGATCTCGTATTCTACCGCACAGTGGAATTCATTCTGAGATTTGTCATACTTTGATATATCCAGCTCCAAGACATCCATCGGTACGTGACTGTCGAGATCTCCAAAGAAATCTTCAATCTGTGCCGGTGTCTTTCTCGTAAAAAACAAAAATCTGCTTGAATCAACACTGTCCAGTAATTGCCTTGTAAGCTCACTAAACAATGGGCCGAAAATTGCGTTGATCTTCTTTGAATGGTACACAATCGTCTGCAAAGCTGGGTACTCCGTTTGGATTGAAGTGTCCAGTTTCTGCTTTGGTTGTGCTTTGATCATGTGTCTGTACTGATCAACTGCCGGCAAGTCAACAAAATCAAAATCCGCGAGCTGACCTATTGTCACCTGCTCCTGTTTTTCTAACCATCTATTGAGAGACTCTCTACTGAACAAAGAAACATTTTTATTTGGTTTTCTTTTCTCTTTAAGCAAATAACTATCGAAAAACTTATCTACAACTAAAGATGCAGTATTCTCAATATCAATGATGCCAGACAACTCGGGTGCGTTAAAGTTCCTTTTAATCATCGCCACTAAATTTTCCAATAGTCCAGTCTGGCGTGGCATTTCCGCCGCCGTTCGTACCATAGGTATTAGTGGTTTGATCTGATCCTTAGGCGCAGCAACAGACTTAGACATATCCAATATGCAATCTTTGACATTCAATGAGATGTCAGTCAACCTCATGGTAACAGCATCAAAATTATTCATCATGGTGCTGTTGCCTGGGAGACACTTATCGTAGTAAAATTGCATATCAGAAATATCACCAGTCTTTGGCGCTGGCACAAAAAGATTAGAACCTTTGAACACCGAGTCAATCTGTAATTGCTATTGCGTTCCTGCATCAACCTTATACATATCTAAC